AATGTTGAAAGGGATGCGAGCGTTCCTTCTTGGATGGTTAACAACCCTGACTTTGATCCGCGGTCCCCGAGTCAATCGGGCATGCAGGAGCACACGAACCCTGCTACTGGCGAGACGTACATGGGTGGGACTTCTAGCAACAACCAGTACATGGTTGATCCTTCTTTACAGGGTGAGTTTACTACTCCTAACGGGGGTGGTTCTTTGATGAGGTCGAACGGTTCTGAGTTCAGCGGTATTTTCGGCGCGTCTCCCAGTCCCACTCCCTCTCCGGACATTGGCCTTCCGACATTGGCCCCTGTTTCTTCGACTCCTGCTCCGAGTGCTTCGCAGCCTACTCCTTACACTCAGGATTTTGATTCCATGCATCGTGAGCAGCATTCTCAGATGGGTGGTGGGATTACTAGCGTTGCTCCTTCGGACAATTTCACGCGCCCTACTTGGAGCGGGTCTCCTGGTCCGATGTCCATGGGCAATCCTTTTAGTTTCCAGCAGCCTGGTTATCAGACGGGCAGTCCGTTTGGTTCGATGCCCAGTCAGTTTGGGGGCGGTTTACCTCGGGGGTATTATACATAATGGATTATTATGAGTTAGCGGACATGATGGCGGAGCGTTATGGGTTAGACCCTGCTATTTTCCGTCGTCAGATTATGGCTGAGAGTACGTTTAACCCTGACGCTGTTAGTCCTGACGGGGCTTTAGGTTTGAGTCAGGTTATGCCTAAGACGGCAGCGAAACCTGGGTACGGGGTTACTCCATTGGCGTCTGACTTGATGACTGATCCGGAGGAGAACTTGCGGTTTGGCGCGGAGTACATGCGGGCGATGCTTGATAAGTTTGACGGGAACTATGAGTTAGCGTTGTCTGCGTACAATGCGGGCCCTGGTGCGGTTGAGAAGGCTGGCGGGGTTCCTCAGAACGAGGAGACGCTTGGTTATTTGTCGAAGATCATGCCTGATCGTAGTACGGAGGAGTCCAGTCGCCCTCAGACCACTGGCGGTATTGAGGCTGCATTGAAGACGTTAGCGGAGTCGGACGGTGGATCGGAGGCTGATGACTATGAGTCTGCGATGGCTGGTTTGTCTATGTTGACCAAGGCTTTTAGTCCCCGGAAGGTTAGTCCCTTGAAGGCGAGTGCGTCTGTGAGCCGCGGCAGTGGCGGGAATGCTTTGGATCGGTTTCAGGGTTTAGCGAGTTTGAGGGGCGGATGATTCGTGATGCGTTAAATCTTTGGTGCACGTCTGAGTCTTATAGGGACTTCCCGTCCTCTACGATTTCTTGGCGGTTATTGCCTGCAATTGACAATGATCAGATACGGTTGTTTTACAGGGATGGGGTGTGCGTTGGATTGATCACCTGGGCGTTTATGACTCGTGAGGAGTTTGCCAGCAAGGATTATTGCGGCCCGGAGATTTTTGCCCGTGACGAGGGCGATGTAATGGTTTTTGTAGATATGATTGCCACGCATGGTAAAAAAGATGTATTGTGGATTTGTAAAGAAATGAGAAAGCAGTTTTGGATTCAGTACCCAGGGGTGACTGAGGTGCTTGCTCATCGCGGAAACAGGAACGGGACGTTCCCAAACAAAGGTGCTTGGCATGACAAAGCTGCTTGATTTAATGGGTTTGAACCCGATCCGACCCCAGATATTTTATGGCGGGGACAAAGAAGGTGGCGGCGGCAGCGGCAGCGACGACGGCGGCGGCAGCACTTTTGGTCAGGATGTTATGTCTGGGACGACCACGGACATTCTTCCTCCTCCTTCTCAGGGCAACATCCGTCCTGTGTCACGCAAAGAGAAGAGCGACTTTGCGAGGGTTCAGGCTAGTTACAAGGACAACAACCCCCGCGCTGTTAAAAGCACAAACCCTAATGGCAAAACAACTTACGCTATGCCCAACAGGGTAACTGCGATGGCTGCGGAGCCGGGGGCTCGGGACCCTCGTATTGTTAATAGTTACATGGACGACATGATCAACAGGCTCACTCCTTTTGACAATAAAGAGAGACGAGGTGGTCAGGTTTACGATACGAACGTTGCTAACCCCAACGTTGATCAGGCGTTTCAAGATCGGTTTATGCAGCAGCGGATAGCGGCGGCGGCTGATCCGTACGGTCAGAGCACCGAGCGCGGCGTTAATTTGACGAGTGGTCAGCCTCTTTCATACACTGACGGCGATGGAAAGACTCAAACCATTGCGGGCGAGGGCCGGGCAAACGCTCAGAAGATGTTAGCTGACGCTGGATTAACGGGCCAAGAGTATGTTGACGCGGTCCTTGGTCTTGGGACCAAGTTGGACGAGCCTCGATTCGGTCCTTTTTCAGGCATGCCCTCGCTTCAGGGCATTGATTACTTAGCGGACATGGACCAGCGCCGAGCTTATGAGCAGTTAACGGGGAGCTATGAGCCCAGTGGCATTGCCAAGGCGCTTGGTATATCTAACTCTGCCACGGCTCGTTATGTCCCTGTGATGGAGGGCGGGCAGGTTGTTGGTTCTTTATCCGTGGATGCGGACGGCAATCCTTTGTCTTACACGGGCTCACGGTCTGACACCGCCAAGGTCATGGATCCGACTATTGATCAAGATGCAGCGATGGCTAAGATCGGTGCTCCTCAAGTCGATCCGAATTTCCCTACAAACAAATCGGACGACGGACCTGGGATCAGTCAGTTTGGGCCTGCGGTCGCTGGTGTGTCCCCGACGACTATTGATCCCTGTCCTGTGGGTTACATGATGGACCCTGCTACGAACGCTTGTGTGATAGACCCGAACGACGTGTTTAACCGTCCAGAAATTCAGACTCCTGCGATGCCCGCAGCGTCTTACACGGCTGCGGGTGCGTATACTCTGCCGACCTTGGCCCCTCCAGTGCAGCCTAATTTCGTTGTACCAACACCTAACATACAACCTATTACAGTTGCACAACAAGGACTAGCGTCTTTACCGTTTAGAACCAGCTAATGAATCTACACGCACTTCCCGAGGAAGCCTTAAAGGAGATCTTGGCCTTAACTGAGGCTAAGAGGCGGCTTGAGTTGCGAGAAGAAGCAACAGAAAAGTTCATGCCGTTTGCTCATCATGTGTATGAGAACTTCATAGAGGGGCAGCACCACCGGATTATTGCTGAAAAACTTGAACGTGTTGCACGAGGGGAGCTCAAGCGGCTGATTATTAACATGCCACCTCGACATTCTAAGTCCGAGTTTGCGAGTTTCTTGATGCCTGCTTGGTTTTTGGGTAGAAACCCTAAGTTAAAAATCATTCAGGCCACGCACAACACGGAGTTGGCGGTACGATTTGGCCGTAAGGTAAGGGATTTGATCGATGATCCGGCGTATAAAGAGATATTTCCCAACACGAATCTCAAGGAAGATAACAAGGGCGCGGGTAAATGGAGCACTACAGCGGGCGCGGAGTACTTTGCTGCTGGCGTTGGCGCGGCGATTACAGGTCGCGGAGCGGATTTACTTATCATTGATGATCCGCATTCGGAACAGGACGCTTTAAGCGAGAGCGCATTCGACAATGCCTATGAGTGGTATACTTCTGGCCCTCGTCAGCGTCTTCAGCCTGGTGGCACGATCATTTTGGTCATGACCCGTTGGGGGAAGAAGGACTTGACGGGCCGTTTGTTGGCGGCGCAGGGCCAAGACGTAATGTCAGATCAGTGGGAAGTTGTTGAATTCCCTGCTATTTTGCCCTCAGATAGGCCTTTATGGCCTGAATTCTGGGACAAGGACGCTCTGCTTTCGATCAAGGCTTCGTTGCCTGTTGGCAAGTGGAATGCCCAGTGGCAGCAGACCCCGACGTCATCTGAGTCTGCGATCATCAAACGCGAGTGGTGGTTGGACTGGGACAAGGAGAAGATCCCGCCTTTGAGCTACGTTTTGCAGTCTTACGATACGGCGTTCTCGAAAAAGCAAAGTGCCGACTACTCTGCGATTACGACTTGGGGAATCTTCAAGCCCGAGGATGGTGGGCCGGACCACATTGTGTTGTTGGACGCGAGGCGCGGTCGTTGGAATTTCCCTGAACTCAAGGAGGTAGCCTATGAGGAGCATGAATATTGGGAGCCGGACATGGTGTTGGTCGAAGCGAAGGCGACGGGCACACCACTGATTGACGAGTTGCGGCTTCGTGGCATTCCTGCACTGGGCTTCTCACCGGGCAAAGGAACTGATAAGGTCAGTAGAATGCATATGGTTGCTCCATTGTTCGAAGCTGGTATGGTGTGGGCACCGATGCACGAAAAGTTTGCTGATGAAGTCATAGAAGAAATAGTTTCATTTCCTAATGGCGAAAACGATGACTTCTGTGATAGTATGACTTTAGCACTCATGCGCTTTAGACAGGGAGGGTTCATCTCTCTGAAGGGCGAAGAGGAAGACGAACTAGAATGGAGGCCCCGTAAACGGGAGTATTACTGATGGCATTACCACCAAACATGGTCGCACCGGGGTTAAACCTAGACGACACCGCAGGCCTTCCGGATCTAGAGATGGAGATTTCTTCACCTGAGATGTTCGAGGGGGGAGCAGAAGTTATAGACGACGGAGAGGGCGGGGCGATTGTTCAGGCCATAGGCATGGCTGACGAGATGGACCAAGCTGAATTGATTCCGTTCGACGCCAACTTGGCTGAGTTCTTGGACGATTCTACGCTGGGTGAGCTTTCTAGTGAGCTCCGCAGTATGTATGAAGAGGACCTTGAGTCACGGTCAGAGTGGGAGACGTCTTACGTCAACGGTCTGGACCTGTTGGGCATTAAGACCGAGGACCGTTCTACACCGTTTGAGGGCGCATCGGGGATTACGCATCCGTTGGTTGCGGAGAGTGTAACTCAGTTTCAGGCCCAGGCTTATAAAGAGTTGCTTCCTGCTGGAGGCCCTGTTCGCACGAGTGTTCTTGGTTTGAAGGATCTCGCCCGCGAGGAGCAGGCTACTCGTGTCAAGGACTTTATGAACTACCAGATCACGGAAGTGATGGAAGAGTACGATCCGGACATGGATCAGATGTTGTTTTATTTACCGCTGTCTGGTTCTACATTCAAGAAAGTATACTTTGATCCTACGAAGCAGCGGGCTGTATCTAAGTTTATTCCTGCGCAGGACTTGGTTGTACCTTATTCTGCCAGTGATTTGCAGACGGCAAGCCGCGTTACGCATGTTTTGCGTATGGACGATAACGAAGTTGCCAAGATGCAGTACGCGGGTATTTACCGTGATGTTGATCTGAAGGCGTCGGAAGACATTGAAGAGAACCCCGTTCGCCAGAAGGTTAACGAGCTTGAGGGCTTATCCAAGAACTACAGCGAAGATGTGCTGACGATCTTGGAGTTCCACGCCACTTTGGACATTGAGGGTTTCGAGGACATTGATCCGGCAACGGGTGAGCCTACGGGCATTAACCTGCCGTACATTGTGACCTTGGACCATTCGTCTGGTCAGGTTTTGGCTATTCGCCGGAACTACGACGAGGAAGATATTCTGAAGCGCAAGCGCCAGTACTTTGTGCATTACAAGTTTATGCCTGGTCTGGGGTTTTATGGCTTTGGTTTGATCCACATGATTGGTGGATTGGGCCGCGCGGCTACGAGCTTGCTGCGCCAGTTGATCGACGCTGGTACTCTAGCCAACCTCCCTGCTGGATTTAAGGCCCGTGGAGTGCGTGTACGCAACTCCGATGAGCCGTTGCAGCCCGGAGAGTGGAGAGACATTGACGCGCCCGGAGGCAGCATTAGAGACGCTATTGTGCCTTTGCCGTACAAGGAGCCGTCCGCGGCCCTTGCGTCAATGCTAGGCGGTCTGGTGAACGACGGACGTAGGTTCGTTGCTTTGGCTGATCAGCAGATGGCGGACATGGGCAGTGAGACTCCTGTTGGCACGACTGTTGCGATGTTGGAGCGTGGCATGAAGGTCATGTCTGCGATTCACAAACGGATGCACTACGCGCAGAAGACGGAGTTTCGTTTGCTTGCGCGTATCTTCGCCGAAAACCTACCTCCTATGTATCCGTATGAGGTGGCAGGGGCTCCTGCACAGGTTAAGGTCGAAGACTTTGATGCTCGGGTAGATGTCCTCCCCGTCTCTGACCCGAACATCTTCTCGATGTCGCAGCGTGTTACCCTGGCCCAGACGCAGTTGCAGTTGGCTCAGTCTAACCCGCAGATGCATAACCTACATGCAGCGTATCGTCGGATGTATCAGGCATTAGAGGTGCAGAACATTGACGAGATCTTGCCGCCGGAGCCACAGCCTCAACCGCAAGACCCGGCGTCGGAGAACGCGGCTATGCTTGGCGGCCAGACACCGCAGGCGTTCCCACAGCAGGATCACGATGCGCACATAAATGCGCACGTTTCGTTACTTGAGTTAAACATACTGCAGCAAACACCGCCTGTGTTGGCGGCATTGTTCAGCCACGTTCTGCAGCACGTTCACATGAAGGCTCGGACCATGGTTCAGCAAGAGATTGAACAGATGCAGATGCAGCAACAGCAGCAGATGGAGCAGGGCATGGCTCAGATGCAGGCCCTTGCTCAAACAGGCGCTATCCGCCCTGAGATTGCCCAACAGCAGATACAGCAGATGCAGATGCAGGGGCAACAACAGGGGCAGATGCCACCTGATCAGATCGAGGCTCGCGTTGCGCAGCTTGAGACTGAGCTTCTGCAGCAGGTTATGCCGATGCTGACGAACAAAGGTGAAGGCGGAGAAGAGCAGGATCCTTTGGTTACGATTCGTATGCAAGAGCTTGCCATCAAGCAGATGGAAGCGGAGCAGAAATCTCAGATGGATCAGGCTAAGTTACAGCTTGACCAGATGAAGCTACAGCAGCAGGCTACGACTGACTCTGCTAGACTGGAGCTTCAGGAGCAGATTGCGGACGAGCGCAGTGATGTGAACCGGGAACGGATTGACGTACAGCGCCAAGCGATGGAGCAACGGAATGCCTCTCAAAACAGGTAGTGCCAAAGATGTAATCAGCCAGAACATCAAGACCGAAATGGCTGCTGGAAAACCGCAAGATCAAGCGGTTGCCATTGCTTTAAGCAATGCAGGGAAAAGTAAGTATTCCTCTGGCGGTATGGTTAATAGACGTTTCAGTCCGATATCCCGACCTCAGAGGTTTCTCGGAGTGTTCTAGTGCTCTGTGCGCTTGTGTTCGTTGGCTTCAACCACGCCTTTATAAACGGCAGTGGCACTGTACTGTTTAAGTACTGCTACTACGATTGCGGAAGTCCGATTAACGGCGGTTGGTATGACCGCGTGTACAGGGTCAGTCCTTTCTCCAATTGCCCGAAGGAGTTCGTACTGACATGATTGAAGTCTTAGCATTAGCAAGCGCCGTTAGCACCGTAGCAAGCAGTATAAGTAGTGCCATACAGGCGGGTAAGGATGTGAACAGCGTCATGCCTGCTTTCGGTAAATTAGCTAATCTTGAAGCAGAGATTGGTATTGCTGAACGCGGCAGGCACAAAGGCCCATTGGGTAGGCTTACCTCTACTGAGGAAGAAGGCTTTGCTATTGCACAAGCCAAGATGAAGCACAAAGAAGTTACTGACGAATTAAGGTCTATTTGTCGGCTGTATGGCCCACCGGGGATGTGGGAAAGCGTCGTACACGAGCAGGCTCAAGCTAGGAAACGTCGCAAGGATGCGCTTGAAGCCGAGGCTGCGAAGCGAGATCGTATTTTCTATTTTATAACTGTTGTTTGCGCTGTCGCTTTGTTCGCACTTGGCACTGCTGGTTTATTCTGGGGTGCGGCTATCCTTGCAAAGGAAGTCCGATGAAAGACAAAGAGATCATATATATCTTCGACCAGAACGTGAATGTGGTTATCCAAGGTCTGGCGAATATGTCTGGAAGAACCTTTGATGAGGTACTAAGTTTGCTGAAAGACGGCAGGATCAAGGTAGGTTTGTGATGTGGTTTCTCGTTTGGTTTCAATTTATTAACAACGATCTAACCCACTACCAACTGGGGCAGTTCACGAGTGAAATTTTATGCGAGGATGCGAAAAAAGACGCGATGGTTTTAATAACTGGCAGCACAACATCGGTGTATTGCTTTGAAGCTATACCGAACCAAAAGCGGTAATTACGTTGTATATGACAAACATGGAAAAGTTGTTATAATCACGCACAACAAAAACTATGCGATTGCTTACGCAAGGAGCTTAACAGATGACTGAGTTTGAAAAGGCCGACACCAACGGCAGTGGCGCTATCGAAAAACCTGAGTGGGACACGCTGGCCTTAGAGGATCGCAGGCGCAGGTTTGACGATGAAGACGCGAAGCGCGATCAGCAGCGTAAGATGGTATGGTTTGCCTTGATTGGAATGTTGCTGTATCCTGCCTCTATCGTGGTCACGTCAGCGATAGGTTTGACTGAGGCAACTGCTTCACTTACGTCTATCGCGGGGGTGTACTTTGTCAGTGTGAGCGCCATTGTTGGCGCGTTCTTTGGGTTTAACGCCATGGAGTCCAAGCGATGATGACACTATTAGGTAGCCTTCTGGGCTTTGGTAGTTCGTTTCTGCCTGAAGTTTTAAACTTCTTTAAGGCAGGGCAAGAACACAAACAGAAGATGGAAAGCATGAAGCTCGAAATGGAACTCATGAGCAAACGCTCTGAGCTTCAGTTGAGTTTGCTAGACAAGCAGGCAGACATCAAAGAGACAGAGGGGCTTTATAAACATGACAGTATCGACGCTGGAGGGTTTGTTAACGCACTTAGGGGGTCTGTCAGGCCTGTCATCACTTATGCTTTTTTTGGCCTATTCGTTGCCGTACAAGTCGTAATCATGGTTAAGGTTATGAACGAAGGTGGGGACTGGGCTTCAGCCGTTACGCTGATGTGGACCGCTGAAACTTCTGGACTTTTCGCTGCTATTATGAGTTTTTGGTTTGGTAACAGGGCCGTTTCAAAGTATCTTAAAAAAGGATAAATAAAATGGCTAAAAATATGAAGCACTATTTTCGTAATGGCAAGGAACATAAAGGTGCTACTCACAAAACGGGTGGTAAACTTATGTCGGGTGCAAAGCACATGGCGAGTAGCCGAAACCTTGTTCACATGAGCGGGTTGTCGGCCACCGCTAAAAAAATAGCGAAGGGATAATAATATGTATAAGTTATCACAGCGCAGCCTTGATCGGTTGGAAGGCTTGGACGAGCGCCTGATTGCGGTTGTTAACTCTGCCATCCACCGCAGCAAAATTGATTTCGGCGTGATCTGCGGCATGAGAACTCTGGAAGAGCAACGCGCCTTGGTTGAGAAGGGCGCGTCTCAGACGATGAAGTCCAAGCACCTTGACGGCCATGCCGTTGATTTAATGGCATATATTGGGTCAAGAGGGTCTTGGGAGTTGAATTTGTATGACGAGATTGCTGACGCTATGGCCGAGGCTGCTCGTGAAGTTGACGTTCCGATCCGTTGGGGCGCAGCATGGACAGTGTCAAACATAGCTCAGTTCCACGGTGGCACCATGGAAGATGCCATGAATAGTTACATTGATGAGCGCCGCTCACAGAACCGCCGTCCGTTTATCGATGGCCCCCACTTTGAACTTATGGTTTAGGAGAAATACAATGCCCAATAGATCAGCCCCCAAGAAATCCATGCGTCCTAGAAGCCGTAGCGACTCTGAAGGTATGTCCCCGAAAGTGTTGGAGGACAGCACTAAAAGCCCTAACAGTCTGAATATGGACGAAAAAGCCGCACGAGCTAAAAAGATAGACCGCGCACAGCTGAGTGCTGGGCGTCGGAAAACCCTTGAATTAATGGATTCGAGACTCCCCGGCGCATCGAAAGAAAAAAACGAGGAGAAGCAGGGGTTACTAGACCTTTTAGATATGCTTGACGGCAAGAAGAATGGCGGCATGGTCAAGAAGGGTTACATGGGCGGCGGCGTAGTTCGTGTGGGCGATGTCCGTGACAACCCGAACCGTGGGAAGACTTACTAATGCCTACGATTATGATCAGCATAATGCCTGATGGCATCCCTGTCGATAAGATGGACGGGGATGACAACGGCTCTAGCTGCCCGATAGCCACGCAGGACGAAGAAGTTAACGACGTTAACAAGATGTATGCGCAGGACGAGGCGAACTACCACGATGCTACAGAGGACGGTGGGTTCAAGCTCTCTGAAGTCTGCGGCAACTGTGGTGCATACAACCAAACGGAAGACATGATGGACTGCATCGGTGATGAGTCTGGCGATCTTGGCTACTGCCAGATCTACAAATTCATGTGTTCTGCTGACTACGTTTGTAATGAATGGGTAAAGGGCGGGCCTATTACGGCCATGGCTGAAGGTTCAGAAAGGGATATTCTTTAATGGACCTTGTGGACTTTGCGACATACATGTATAAGCTACTACGAGAGCGCGAACAAGATATTGCAAGTGCTCTCGCACATGACGCTGCCAAAGACTGGGAGAGTTATAAGCTCATGGTGGGTGAGATACGGGGCCTGACCTACGCTCGTGAGGAAATTAAAGCCCTGCTGGAGAACCACGCTGAAGATGTCGAAGACCTTATTTCTTCCTGATCATGTAGCGCAGAAAATTAACAAGGACCGAAAAGTTGAAAGTTCAACTGAGTCGTCCCCTGTAGATAGCGCGTACGTTAACGCTGCGGATCGAGTATTAGATCCCGCACTTTTAGATACATCCCTGATGGATCGACTGCCTCAACCTACGGGTTGGCGACTGTTGGTTATGCCGTACCAAGGTACGACTAAAACGCAGGGGGGTCTACATATCCCTGACGAAATCCGAGCTAGAGAAGCTGTAGCTACTGTTGTGGCTTACGTTTTGAAGTTAGGACCTTTGGCCTACAAAGACCCCGGCAAGTTCGGTGTTGACGCAGCGCCATGGTGCAAAGAGGGCCAATGGGTTTGTATTGGTCGGTATTCTGGTTCACGTTTTAAGATCGACGGCGGAGAGGTTCGCATCATTAATGATGACGAGGTTATCGCTACGCTCTTAGAGCCTGACGACATCAAGCACGTCTAGGAGAAGATTATGTCCCAAGAAAATGAAGAGGTCCTTGACGACGAGGACACAGGCGTAGAGGTCGAAATCGATTCTACGGAGGAAGACGAAAAGCCGTCGAAGCCTGAAAGGGTTGAAGCGGAATCTGCGGCGGAGCCTGATGAGCTAGAAAGCTATAGTCAGAAGGTCCAAGGCCGGATTAAGAAGCTGACGGAGAAATACCGTAAAGAGGAACGGGACCGCGAAGAAGCGGTTACCATGGCCCAACGGCTTCTAGACGAGAACACCAAGCTCAAGACTCAGGTTAAAAACCTGGACAAGGGCTACGTCAACTCGGAAGAATCACGCATTAAAAGTCAAGTTGCGGCTGTTAAGCAGCAGTACCGTGAGGCATATGACGCTGGTGACAGCGAAGCAATGTTTACTGCGCAAGAGCAGTTGTCTCAAATGACTCTTATGCAGGAGCGTGTTCGCGTTGCTAAACAGCGTCTGTCTGTCCAGGAAGCCGAACCTGTTCCACAACAAACACAACAGCCTGCCGCTGCCCCGCAGCAGAAGGCCGCTAAACCAGACCCCCGAGCCCAAGACTGGGCTGATAAAAACGAGTGGTTTGGTTCAGATGAAGTTATGACTTATGCTTCGTTTGGTATTCATCGCAAACTGGTTGAGGAAGAAGGATTTGACCCGTCGAGTGATGAGTACTATAGTGAAGTTGACAAACGCATGCGCACGGAGTTTCCACAGAAATTCCAAGCGGCGAAAAGATCGGGCGGAGCACAGGTCGCACCTGCTGGCGCTTCAGCTACCCGCAGTACAGCAAAATCAGGGCGCAGGTCGGTGAAGTTATCACCATCACAAATTGCGATGGCAAAACGTTTAAACGTCCCGCTTGAAGAATATGCAAAATATGTGAAGGATTGAGAATATGACTGACAGAAAACCTCGCGCAAGCGAATCACGCGAAACTGAAACGCGCCGTAAACCATGGGCACCGCCCAGTCACCTAGCCGCACCAAATGCCCCAGATGGCTTTGTGCATCGCTGGATACGAATCGCAATGCGTGGCGAAGAAGACAAGATGAATGTCAACTCTAAGCTGCGTGAAGGATGGGAACCTGTCCGGAAAGATGAATATCCAGACTATGAGGCTCCAACTATCGACGATGGTCGGTACGAGGGTATCATAGGGCAAGGCGGATTGATGCTGTGCCGAATCCCGCTCGAGACAGTAGCAGAACGAACTGCATATTACGGGGGCAGAACCCGCGAACAAATGACTGCTGTAGATCAGGACCTTATGAAGGAGCAACATCCTTCCATGCCGATTACTAATAGTCGGCAAAGTCGCGTATCGTTTGGAGGCTCACGACGAGACTCCGATTAATCTTATGAGGTGCTATTATGGCAAATTCTAACGGTTCCTTTGGGCTACGGCCTATCGGCGTTGTTGGGCAAGGTGCGAATACTACGGGTGCTACCGAGTATCGTATTGCGTCAAACAACAACACAAAAATGTATCAGGGCTCTCCTGTCATTCCTATAGCGGGCGGAACTATCTCTGTAGCGCAAGCTGCTGCTGGTGGTAACGTAGCGTTTTTGGGTGTGTTCTGGGGTGTCGAATACGTTCGCGCAACTGACGGCAAGACTATCTGGTCACCATCTTGGCAGGGAACTTCTGCTGGTGTAGATACAAACTTCCCGATCAAAGCCTTTGTTTACGACAATCCAATGCAGACGTTTACTATTGCGACATCTAATGTTGTTGCAGCAGCGAACACTGAAGCGGAAATTCGTGCGATGGTCTTTAAGAACATCGCGATGGCAACCGCCACTGCGGGCAATGACACCACTGGTATCTCTTCTGCATCCGCAGACTTGAACACCGTTGCTGCCACTGCTGCTCTTCAGCTGCGTGTTATTGGCGTCCAAGACGACCCTGATAATTCTGACTTCACAGTCGCTGGTATCCCATTAATCGTACGTTTGAATACGAGCTTTAATTCCGCCAATGGTGGTATTGCAGCTGGTACGCCTTCGTCCACTGGCGTTTAAGGAGGTCTAACACATGGCTATTTCACGCGCACAACTGGCTAAAGAGCTAGAACCAGGCCTCAACGCCCTGTTTGGTATGGAGTACTCCCGGTACGAAAACCAACACGCTGAGATCTTCACCACCGAATCTTCAGACCGCGCGTTTGAAGAGGAAGTTATGTTGTCCGGATTTGGCGCAGCACCTACAAAATCTGAAGGTTCTGCAATCAATTTCGACGACGCTAACGAAGCATACACTGCTCGTTACAACCACGAAACCGTTGCGCTTGCATTCTCAATCACTGAGGAAGCAATCGAGGACAACTTGTATGACCGCCTCGGCAGTCGTTACACACGCGCCCTCGCTCGCTCAATGGCTCACTCTAAGCAGGTTAAAGCTGCGTCTGTGTTGAACAATGCGTTCGCAGGCGGCGCAACTGCTGGCGGTGACGGTGTCGCTCTTTGCGCCACTACTCACCCGCTTACAAACGGTGGGACTTTCGCTAACACTCCAGCAGTGGCTGCTGATTTGAACGAAACTTCTTTGGAAGACGCTCTGATCAACATCGCTGGTTTCGTTGACGAACGTGGCTTGAAGGTCGCATTGCGCGGCATGAAGTTGGTCATCCCACGTCAACTGCAATTCATTGCAGAGCGTTTGATGGTTTCCAACCTTCGTGTTGGCACAGCGGACAACGACACGAACGCTATCCGTTCAATGGGCATGTTGCCTGATGGCTATGCCGTCAACGACTTCCTCACTGATCCAGATGCGTTCTTCCTCAAGACCGACGCGCCTCGTGGCTTTGTTCACTTTGAGCGGACTCCGCTTTCCACTAACATGGAAGCTGACTTCGACACAGGGAACATGCGCTTCAAAGCTCGTGAGCGTTACAGCTTTGGCTTTAGCGACCCACGCACAGTGTTCGGTTCACCAGGGGCGTAAGTCTTGAACCAGTACTAAAGTCAGGGGCGGTCTTCGGATCGCCTCTTTCTTTTTGTTTGAAGCTGGTGTATTCTGCCATCACTAGGGCAAACATTAGCTTTGTAGACAGGTCCCGGCCCTCCTGACGTTGCATAGACTACAGAGCGAATCCTTATGCAAAGGGTACTATAATGGCTTCGACCACTTTTTCAGGTCCAGTGACCTCAACCGCTGGCTTTATCGGCGACATCATTGTTCCAACATACACAGTTGCAAACGCACCTTCAGCTTCAGACGCTGGCGCTGGCACAGTTGTTTACGTTTCCAATGGCGCAGCAGGCGCAGCGATCTTGGCTTTCTCTGACGGAACAAACTGGAAGCGTTCTGACACTGGCGGCACAATCGCAGCAGCGTAAGGGGTGGGTTATGAGTAGATTCAAACCCGCATCCGCAGAAGAACTAGCAGCCCGAGGAATCGGCGTTGAAAAGGTTCGTGCGCGAAATGAGAACGGCACACTTAAAGCAGATGATCCCTCCACCCCTGATGTGAATGAGGCGTGGACGGATGCTCCTGTTAAAAAGAAACGTGGTCGTCCACCAAAGGTAAAGGAATAAACCATGGCAGGTCCAGTAACCGCCTATAATTGGGCACAGGGCACAACCGCAGCGATTGTTGGTCCTACCCGTTCGCGTCTTCGGCAGGTAGTTATTTACGCTGCCGCAGCGGGTGCGTTCACGATTAAGAATGGAGACGCCAGTGGCACGGTTCTTCTTACCCAGTCGTTCCCAACGGGTCATCATGTGATGAACATCCCAGATGATGGGATCATTGCAACGGCTGGCGTGTTTGTGGCTGCGTTCACGGGTACGAGTAATCAACTTACGATTATCTTGTCGTAGGTGGCTTGAATGGGTCAAGATATCAGATCCATTACTCAGGTGGGAACATCTGAGGTGTTCGAACTACAAGTGGCTCGGGGCCAGATTCCGGGCCACACTCCCCTATACAAATTTGGGTTTAACCCCGACGTTGATAATGCGTTAGAGACAGTTTGGTCTCAAGGCGGTCTTTACTCGTACCTGGCCTCGGCTTCAATTATAAAGGTTTCTAGTAGCTCCGCGGCTGATACGTCTACAGGCACTGGGGCTCGAACTGTTAAACTCAGCGGGTTGGACGCAGATTACAACGAGATCAGCGAAGTCGTAACTCTTAACGGGCAGACTGCTGTTAATACAGTAAACAGTTTTCTTAGGCTAAACAGGGCCACGGTTGAAACTGCGGGCAGTGGTGGTCAGAACGCAGGCGTTGTTTATGGCGGCACTGGAACAGTTACCACAGGCGTCCCTGCCAGCATCTATCTTTCAATTGCGATAGGCGACAACCAAACGTTAATGACTCTTTGGACGGTCCCCGCTAATCACACGGCTTATTTGCAGACGGCGTTGTACGCCGCGGCCACTACCCAAAACAACAAGTTTGCCACAATTGAATTGTTGGCTCGGCCTTTCGGATCTGTGTTTCAAGTCAAAGACAAATTCGTACTAACCATTGGTTCGTTGGATCAGTTTTACAACATCCCGTTACGGTTTGAAGAAAAGACAGACATCGAGGTTCGGTGCATAGGCGACTCTGCCGCCGCGGACATAGCTGTGTCCGCAGGGTTAGATCTTCTGTACATCAAGAACGAGGGTCCGCTCTGATGGCTAAGATCGACAAAGATAAGATGAAGTGCAACGTTCCCAAGCGTCAGATCTCTGGCGGGAAAAAGTCTGTTGTGAAGGCTTGTGACAAGGGCAAAGAAAAGATCGTCCGGTTTGGCGACGCTAACATGACTATTAAAAAGTCAAACCCTGAACGCCGTAAGTCTTTCCGTGCAAGGCACGGATGTGATAAAGGTACGTTAGACAAATTAAAGGCCAAGTACTGGTCGTGCAGGGCGTGGTGACGTTATGAAGGTTGATCTGCAACATGTGATTTCTGTGCTAGCTCTTGGCATGTTGGGTTGGGCGTCGTTGCAAGTGTATCAGATGAACGCGGGGTTGACTTTAGTTTCGTACAAAGTTGACGAGAACTACAACATGATCAAGCCGATGTGGCAAGATTTTTTAGTAAGGGAGTCTGCAAATGGCAATGGGTCGAAGTCAGATGTCAACCCAAATATCCACGCCTTCAGGGGGAGATAGTATGAGAAAACCAGGCCTTTGGGAAAACATCGAAAAGAAAAGAAAACGCATTGAGGGCGGCAGCGGAGAACGCATGCGCAGCCCTGGAGATAAAGGTGCCCCCACTGCTGAAGCGATAAAGGATTCGCAAGGCAAGAAGAATGGTGGTATGGTGCGTTACATGGACGGCGGTTGCGTAATGGCAGGCCGTGGTGTCCGCAAAACGAACATGAGTTGATAACATGACAACATCAGGATCAAGAGACTTTAACCTCGACGTCGGTGAGATCATCGAGGAAGCGTATGAGCGGTGCGGGCTAGAAGTCCGCACGGGCTACGATGCTAAGACAGCACGTCGGTCTCTGAACCTGATGTTTGCTGACTGGGCCAACCGTGGTTTGAACTTGTGGACTGTGAAGCAAGCGACGATCACCTTAACGCAGGGTCAGGGTCAAGAGACTTTGCTCGACGATGTAGTTGATTTGTTGGACGTAGTTCTTCGTCGCAACAACACTGACTACGAGGTTGAGCGCATTAGCCGTGGCGATTACGCTACACTGCCGAATAAAACAACTCAGGGGCGAACAAGCCAGTACTGGTTGAACAGGCAGATCTTGCCTGTCATTAACCTTTGGGCGGTGCCTGAGAACTCAACGGATCAGTTGGTCTACTACTACGTCCGCAGGATTGAAGACGCTGACTCTTTGGTGAACACAACGGATCTTCCCTTTAGATTTTTCCCTTGTATGGCCGCAGGCTTGGCGTACTACATTGCGGTCAAGCGGGCTCCCGAGCGTATTCAGATTTTAAAATCTATTTACGAGGAAGAGTTCCAACGTGCCGCGGATGAGGACGAAGGTCGTACTCCGTTGAAACTGCAGCCTAGTATTCGTTATTTGAGGGTTTAATGTCATACGCTAGCGGAAAACACGCTTGGGGAATATCTGATCGGTCTGGCCGCCGTTACCGTCTTCGTGAGATGAAGGTGGAGTGGACGGGTGCCAAAGTGGGCCCTGACGAGTATGATCCCAAGCAGCCGCAGCTTTACCCGCCTAACGTTGGGCCCGATCCGCAGGCGTTGAGAAATCCTCGCCCTGAATCAGACCTTGTACAGCAGCGGGCTACCCAATGGGGTTGGAGTCCGGTAGGTTACAATTATCTTCCTGGGCTTTCCCCTCCAGATAACTTAGCGCCTGTGGCTTCTGTCGGCGTAGTAACGGTGGTTATAACATGAGTTTTACATACGACGAGTTAAAAACTGCAGTCCAAGATTACACGGACAATACGGAAAGTACTTTCGTAACCAATATACCGTTGTTCATAAGAATTGCGGAAGAGCGCATTTTAAAGAACGTTCAGCTAGATTTGTTCCGTCGGAATGCAAGCGCGACGATGACTCAAGGTAACGAGTACTTGGCCTCTCCTACGGACTTCCTAGCTCCGTTTTCTTTGAGCTTTACCTCAAATGGGGCGAAAACGTTTGTTGAGTTCAAGGACGTATCTTTCTGCCAGACCTATACCCCAGACCCTAGCACACAGGGTACTCCCCAATACTATGCCCAGTTCGATGTTTCTAATATGATCTTGGCCCCTACGCCTGATCAGAACTATGTTTGTGAACTGCATTACCTATATCGACCTGCCAGTCTTACTGCGGGCGCAGGGTCAGGAACAACCTGGCTAAGTGAAAACGCTGAACTGGCGTTGTTGTATGGAAGCCTTGTTGAGGCCTACATATTTATGAAAGGCGAGCAAGATGTAATGGCTATGTATAACTCTAAGTTTGCAGAAGCTATGACAGGTTTGAAAATGCTTGGTGAGGCTAAAGAGACCACTCAAGAGTATCGAGTTGGTAGAGTTATTCGACCCAAACAATAAATGTTGCAAGATTCGGCGTATAATGGTATTTGTGCTGACAAAATGAGGAGACTTTAACATGGCCTTTACAGGTAACTTTATGTGCACTTCTTTTAAGGTGGAAATCTTAAAGGGCGTTCACAACTTCACCGTTTCAACAGGTGATACGTTTAAACTGGCGTTATATGACAATACCGCATCGTTTACGGCGGCTACCACTGCGTACACCGCGACGAACGAAGTGGCTAACTCTGGTTCTTACTCAGCGGGCGGGGGTACGCTCACAAACGTGACGCCAACAACGTCGGGTACAACAGCTCTGACGGACTTTGCTGACCTTGAGTTCACGGCTGCTACAATCACCGCTCGCGGCGCATTGATCTATAACAGCAGCGCAGCAGGCAACCCAACTGTTGCGGTGTTGGACTTTGGCGCTGATAAAACCTCTACAACGGGTACTTTCACTATTCAGTTCCCAACAGCGGATGCCTCAAACGCTATCGTACGCATCTCTTAAACTTACTTAGAGGAGTCTGAGCCATGGCGTTTATCGTAGCCGATCGCGTAAAAGAGACCACGAACTCTACGGGAACGGGTACGTACGCCCTTGGCGGCGCTACCGCTGGTTTCCAAGCGTTCTCTGCGGTCACGTCCAACACGGATACTGTGTACTACGCAATATCTGACAATGTAGACTTTGAGGTCGGGGTGGGCACGTACGCTACCTCCGGCAACTCTATTTCTCGGACTACGATCCTGTCGTCGTCTAACTCAAACAGTGCTGTAAACTGGGGCGTAGGTACTAAGGATATTTTCCTGACCTACCCCGCTGAAAAAGCGGTACTCGAAGACGTGAGTAACAACGTAACCATCGGGAACAACCTAGTTGTCGGTGGTACTGTTGACGGACGGGATGTAGCCGCAGATGGTGTTACGGCTGACGCCGCTCTGCCTAGAGCTGGTGGAACAATGTCGGGGAATTTAATCCTCAACGCTGATCCGACTATCGCACTGCAGTCCGCAACTAAACAATATGTTGACACGATTGCGGCGGCGGGTATCCACTACCACCAGCCTTGCCGGGCTGAAACAACTGCGAACCTCAACGCTACCTATAGCAACGGTTCGAGCGGAGTTGGTGCAACACTGACTAACGCAGGCACCCAAGCGGCTATAGTTGTTGACGGCGTTACTCTTAGCGCAACCAACCGCGTCATGGTTCAGCTTCAAACAAACCAAGCGCACAACGGGGTCTATACCGTCACTACAGTAGGTTCTGCCAGTACAAACTGGGTTCTTACCCGAGCTACAGACGCTGATTCCTACGCCCCAAGTGACCCAGATGCACTGGGTGAAGGCGATGCGTTCTTCATTACTGAGGGTACGGTTCACGGTGGTGAGCTTGACGTGATGACCACGACAGGTGTTATTACTTTTGGTACAACAAACATTGTTTTTGCGC